TGATATGATGAATATTTTCTATGCCTAGGAAAAAAGAAACACCGATAAGAACATCGGTCAAGTCTGGTAATTTTCGCGCCACTAAAAAAGGCGCGGGAATGACCGCTAAGGGCGTCAAGGCGTACAGGGCTGCAAATCCCGGAAGTAAGCTGAAGACAGCCGTCACAGGCAAGGTAAAGCCGGGTAGCGCGTCTGCTAAAAGGCGTAAGTCATTCTGTGCAAGATCAGCAGGTCAAATGAAAAAATTTCCAAAGGCTGCTAAGAATCCAAATAGCAGGCTTAGGCAAGCAAGAAAACGGTGGAAATGTTAATGAAACTTGAACAACAGCAAGTTCAGGAACTTACTGTAGAACAGGTTATGGCAGAGCTTGTGAAGCATGAGGCCGAATGCAATCTGCGATATCAACGCATTGAAGAGCGTCTTGATGACCATAAGGGTCACATGTGCAAGTTAGATCAGCGTCTATGGTGGATTGTTGGTCTTGTGATCCTTGCTCCATTTTTACAGAGATTACTGTAATGACAATTAGTAGAGCTTCAATGCAGAAACAGTTAAAGGGGAATAAGATGCCTAAAAAAATGAAAAAGAAGCCAGTAACAAAGGCGTTTATGGGTTTGTTGACATCATCGCCAGCTTTGAAATTTCTAAAAGACAAGGGCATTATGTCAGGTGGCGCTCTTGGTCTGGGGCAGTTGGCAGCAAAAAAATTAAGAAATAAAAAGAAAGGCTCCGCTCCTGCGCCAGCAGCAGCAGCTAAAACTATGGGTAAGAAAAACCCTATGGGTGATCCCGGTCAGTTTGCTCCAGCCACACCAATGACAATGAGTAAAGGTGGTGCCATGAAGCGTAAGCGTCCGATTGATGGAATCGCACAGCGCGGAAGAACAAGGGCAAAGTAATGCGCCGTAGGGATTACGCATCTGAGTATAAAAATTATCAAAGCAAGCCGTCTCAAAAAAAGAAAAGGGCTAGTAGGAATGCTGCGAGAAGAAAAATGATGTCTGATGGCAGAGTGTCTAAAGGTGATGGAAAAGATGTGTCCCATAAAAATGGCAACCCAAGGGACAACAGATCATCTAATCTAAAGGTTGTTAGAGCGTCTGTTAATAGATCGTTTAGAAGAACAAGCACGGCAAGAAAGGCCAATAGGAAGTCCTAATGGCGAGGAGAGTAGAAAGTGTACACATCAAGCGGAAACGGATTCGCCGTCCCGGCAAACACAAAAAGAATGTCAACAAGCGAAACAAAGTCAAAACATTCTTTGGTTAAGGAGCATTGCGGCCCCAGATGTCCTAGATGTCAAGGCAGCTTAAAAACAGTTAATGTACATGGTCACGATCAGTGTGTTGTTTGTGGATCTGTAATAGATGATTGTTGTCAAGGAGAAGTATTGTGCGAAGGTGTCCAACCAAAAAACCAGTAGCTATGAAGAGTGGGGGAAGTGCAACTGTAAAAAACCCAGTAGCTAAAGCTGTAAAAAAAATTAAACCAAGCATAGTAAAGCCAAAGAAAGGTAAGGGGTCTTACAATAGGAAGGCCTCTTCTTTTAGTTCTGGTGGTGCAGCAAAGGTAAGATCTGCTGGCAAGGATTATATGGCAAGCGTTAGGGCAAAGACTCCAGCAACTGGAGTAAGGGCCAAAGCAAGGCAAAAGGCCGCAAAAGAAAAGATTGAGAAAGATTTGAATAAATCCCGCAAGGGTTTTGCCACCCCAGCCAGACAAGCAGAATTGAAGTCAGGCGGAAACGTAAAGAAGAAGGTTGGCAAAGTAGTAAAGGCTCTAAAGAAAGCCTCTAAGTCACATGCTGGTCAGGCCAAGACACTATCTGCTCTTAAATTAAGAGAGGGTGGGTCTACAACAAAAAGAAAGCCAAAGTTAAAAACGCCAAAAGGCACGAAGGGATTTAAGGGAATCCAGCCTTTGAAACCCACTACCATGAGGGCAAGTAGATATGAGTCTGGTGGTGATGTTGAGCCAATGAAAAAGGGCGGCAAGACAAAGTCCCGTGTTAATGAAGCAGGAAACTACACAAAGCCCGCGTTAAGAAAAAGAATATTCAATAGAATTAAGGCTGGCGGAAAAGGTGGCGCTCCGGGTCAGTGGTCAGCAAGAAAAGCGCAAATGATGGCATCAGCTTATAAAAAAGCTGGCGGTGGATACCGAGACTAGATGTTCAGATATATATTATTTTGCGCCGTTGTTAATACTTCGTCAGTTGAAATAGAAACAGAAATAATAAGTATGCATGACACCATATCTGAGTGTCATGTGGCTAGTACGGTTCATGGCTTTGACAACGAAAAAGATCAGTGTTTTTGCATAGATATGGAACTTAGATAATATGATTGCAGAGACCCTCGCGGGTATATCATTATTCAAGGCGGCAGTTGATGGCATTAAAGGTGCTATCGGCACAGCTAATGATGTGGGTGATATAGCAAGTTATATAGATAATTTATTTGAGGGTGAAAAACAGGTACAGAAGTTAAGAAGTAAAAAATCAGGTGTTGGTGGTGTTGCTGATCAATTTGGTGTAAAATCAGTAGCAACTGAGGTTATTAATGCAAAACTTGCTAAAGAGCAAATGCAGGAAATAGCCTCTATGGTTGATATGAGGTTTGGTCACGGTACTTGGAAAAGTATAACTGAGGAAAGGGCCAAAAGAATAAGGGAAGCAAAGGAAGCGGCGGCAGCAGCCAAAAGAGAGCAGATAAAAAAACAAAGAGAGTTGGAAAATAACATAAAAATGGGTTTGGGTATTTTTGCTCTTACAATAATAATCATTGGTCTTTTTGTTTTTTTAATGGTTTCGGTAGCCGCAGCTCTTAATGTTTAAAAGTTATAGGGAACTTTATGCCGTTAAAAAAATCGCAAAGAAGTTTGAAGTCTTGGACTAAGCAGAAGTGGAGAACCAAGAGTGGAAAGCCGTCCACACAAGGGCCGAAGGCAACGGGAGAAAGATATCTTCCGGCATCAGCTATTAAAGCCCTCTCGTCTAAGGAATATGCGGCCACCACCCGTGCTAAAAGAAAAGCAACTAAGGCTGGTAAGCAGTTTGCAAAGCAGCCTAAAACGATACGAGCTAAAGTAAAGCCGCATAGGAAGGTCAAATAATGGCTGTTGTAACACCCGACCTACCAGAGATATTTGAAGAGGCGTTTGAAAGAGCGGGACTCTCTTTACAAACTGGGTATGATCTTAAAACCGCTAGGCGGAGTTTTAACCTTTTAACATTGGAGTGGCAAAATCGTGGACTTAATTTGTGGACTATCAATGCTGGGACGCAAGCTCTTACAGCAGGCACAGCAACTTATACGTTACCTACGGGAACGATTGACCTTATTGAGCAACAAATTCGTACAGGTACTGGCACGAATCAAGTCGATACTGACGTTCAGAGGATTTCGGTTTCTACATACGCTAAAACAAGCAATAAAAACGCTCAAGGCAAGCCTTCGCAGATCTTTGTGCAGAGACTGGCAACGTCTACAACTTTTACTCTCTGGCCTGTACCAGACAGTGCGGCATCGTATACGCTCGCTTATTACTACCTTCTGGGGATAGATGGGATAACTTCCGGTATATCTGGGACAGCCGCTGTACCACCTAGGTTTGTGCCTTGTCTGGTGACAGGATTAGCGTATTATATAGCTATGAAAAAACCAGAAGTGGCAAATAGGGTTGCCCCCCTAAAGCAGGAATATGAGTTCCAGTTTGAACTGGCAGCAAACGAGGACACTGATTCCTCTGCGTTAAAATTTGTACCATACGACACATTTTACCTAGGAGGGTAATATGCCTATAGTAATTAAAGAATTAGATCCCAAGACAGGAAAGCCAAAGTCAAAAGCAAAGAAAAAGAAGAATCCACCACAGGTTGCAAAAGGTGGCGGCATGATGAAGAAAAAGGGCATGCGCCGTGGCGGTATGATGAAGTCAAAAGGTATGGCTGCTGGCGGTAAACTTAAAATGGTTGAAAAAGATGGAAAGAAAGTTCCATTCTTTGCTGCTGACGGTAAGGGCAAAATGGCTGCTGGTGGTCGCATGAAGAAAAAAGGCATGAAAAAAGGTGGCATGATGAAGAAGGGCTACGCCAAAGGCGGGGCTGTAAAGGTTAAGTCAGGCGATACCCTGTCTCAGATTGCCAAGTCAAAAGGTCTTACTCTCAAGTCTTTGATGGCTGCTAATCCCGGAATCAAAAACGCCAATGAAATTCGCGTTGGACAAAGCATTAAGATGCCAACTGGTGGCGCAAAAACAAGGTCACAAATAGCATTTCAAAATGTCGATAAAAATCTAAACAGACGCGATAACGTTTATGCTGGAATGACAAAATCTTCTATGAAGGCACTAGCTGATGATACTGCGGCTAAAAGATCAAAGAAAGCTGGAACGCCAGTTTCTAAAAAACAGTCTGAAACAGCAAATAAAAGAGCTAGGGTAGGAACTCGCCTCAATCAGCTTGGCGCAATCAATAAGGAGCGTAGAGCAGCAGATGCCAGTAAAAAGCCGGTAAAAGCAAATAAAATACCGACTGGAAAAACATTAGCAAACACACCTAAGTCAGGTGCTGCTAAGGTTGCTGAAACTCGTATGGCTAGGTTGGCTAACAAAAACAAATTAGCCCGTAGAGCAGGTGGCGGTGCCATGAAGAAAAAAGGCTATGCTATGGGTGGAATGATGAAGAAAAAGGGTATGGCTAAAGGTGGTGTAATGCGCGGTACTGGTGCAGCCACAAAGGGTAAGCGCTTTGGACGCGCAGGCTAGTAAATGCCTAACGCGGTAGGAAAACACGCATATGGTGTATGTGATAAAACAGGGTTCAGATATAAGTTATCTGACCTTGTTTTTGAAATAAGAAACGGAACCAGAACAGGTATGCGTGTTGGAAAAGATGTGGTTGACCATGACCACCCGCAAAACTTCATTGGCAGGGTAAGAACCTCTGATGGTCAGTCACTGCCTAATGCAAGGCCAAATAGACTAGAGCCTGATGTAATTAATCTTTTGCAAGATAACCCGTTTACGACTGGCGCTTCTGGCGGAGTAACAACAACCATAACGGTGACAGAAGTTAATCACGAAAGAGACACGGGAGACACTGTAAGGTTTAGAACTGTCGAGCCGTTTGATGGCATAACTCAGGCGGTGATGGAACTGTCTACTGGGTATTCTATAACAAAAGTATCAGATGATACTTATACCGTTTCTGTTTCTGGCGGTGCAACAACGGGATCTGTTTCTGGCGGCGGCTTTTTTGCAAGCGCTGGGCCAGTAACAGCTTTAGGGTAGTAAAATGTCTTTTACATTTGGTGAGCTAAAAACCGCTATTCAATCTTACACTGACAACAGCGAGGCAACTTTTGTTGCTAATATCTCAAACTTTATAAAAGCAGCAGAACAAAGAATATTCTCTAATGTTGATTTAGAAAACTTTAGAAAGAACGCTACTGGTGTAATGGCTACGGGTAACCAGTATCTAAAAACCCCTACAGATTTTCTTGCCCCATTTTCCTTATTCATTACAACCTCTGGGAGTGAAGGCTTCCTTTTGGAAAAGGATGTCAACTTTATGAGGGAGGCATTTCCTGATGTAACATCAACGGGAAAGCCGCTGTATTATGGTTTCTTTGATTCATCTGTCACATCTGCAAGTGGTCTTGTAAATGCTAGTTTTATATTAGGGCCAACCCCTAATGCGGATTATACAGTTGAATTACATTATTATTACAGGCCAGCCAGCCTTACAACTTTGGCAGACACAGAGTACACATGGCTTAGTCAAAACTCTCCAAACTCTCTTTTGTACGGCTCTTTGATAGAGGCTTACATATTTATGAAGGGTGAACCTGATAT